AGGCCAAGGCGAAGGCGAAGGATGACTGACCAGGAGTTGGAGCTCCTGTTCGCCGAAGCACTGGCGAACCCGGACGACGCGGCCGAGGCCCTGCTGGCCATCGAGGCAGAGGCGTCGCTGATCGCCTTCGTCCAGATGATGTGGCACATCCTGGAGCCGAAGCGGGAGTTCGTTGATGGGTGGGTGATCCGGGAGATCGCACGACACCTAGAAGCAGTGACCAATGGCGACATCCGTCACCTGCTCATCAACGTGCCCCCCGGCTTCATGAAGTCGATGCTCCTCCAGGTGTTCTGGCCCGCGTGGGAGTGGGGCCCGCAGAACCGACCCGACATGCGCTACATCGGAGCCTCGTACTCCGAGGCGCTGACCGTGCGCGACAATCGGCGCTGCCGCCAGCTGATCCAGAGCGACATCTACCAGCGGTACTGGGGCCATCGGTTCCACCTTGTCGCCGACCAGAACGCCAAGGTCCGCTTCGACACCAGCGAGACGGGGTTCAAGATCGCCACGTCGGTTGGCGGAATGGGCACGGGCGAGCGAGGCGACCGCTTCATCATCGATGACCCGCACAACGTCAAGGAAGGCGAGTCGGAGGCGAAGCGCAACGAGGTGCTTCAGTGGCAGACGGAGGTGGTGCCCACCAGGATCAACGATCCGGACAAGAGCGCAATCCTCGTCATCATGCAGCGGGTGCACGAGCTGGACGTCAGCGGGCTCATCATCGACAAGGGGCTCGGCTACGACCACCTGTGCATCCCGATGGAGTACGAGCACGACCACCCGAACAAGAGCCACACGCAGATCGGCTTCATCGACCCCCGCACGGAGGACGGCGAGCTGGCGTGGCCTGAGCGGTTCAGCAAGAGGCATCTCGAGGAGGACCTCAAGCCTACGTTGAGGGCATGGGGCGGGTCGTACGCAGAGGCAGGCCAGCTCCAGCAGCGACCGGCACCGCGTGGCGGCGGGATGTTCAAGAAGGAGCACTGGGGCTTCGTGGACGCTCCGCCTTCTCGCGTCACCTGCCGCGCTCGCGGGTGGGACCTTGCGAGCACCAAGAACGCTGGAGCCTACACGGCTGGCGTCAAGGCGAGCCTTGCCCCTCCGCCGGGGCACTCCGACGGGGTGGCCATCTACATCGAGGACGTCGTCCGAGGGCAGTGGGGCGTGCACGACGTTGAGACGGAGATGGTCGCTGCGGCCAACCGCGACGGGACGCAGTGCGGCATCGACATCCCCCAGGACCCGGGGCAGTCGGGCAAGTGGCAGCGGACGTACCTCGTCAGCAAGTTCCAAGGCTACGACGTCCGTTCGTCCCCGGAGACAGGCAGCAAGGAGGATCGGGCCAAGCCGCTCGAGGCGCAGCAGGAGAGCGGCAACGTCTACCTTGTCCGAGGCCCCTGGAACGATGCGTTCATCAACGAGGGAGCGATGTTCCCGATGGGGCAGTTCAAAGACCAGATAGACGCGGCGAGCCGGGTGTATGCTCGGCTGTTCATGAAACGGCCCCGTTCGGCCGGGGGCGCACCGGTGCTCATCACGGGAGGGTAGGCAGTGGGACTCATCCAGAAAGCACGTCAGTGGATCGGCATCGCGCCGAAGCCCGTCGCCCCTACCAAGACCGTCGGTGCGGCAGGGACGGCAATCTACGGTGGCTACATCCAGCCCATCGAGCGCAACCCGGACCTCCACGGGGCGCGCAAGTACACGACCTACAGCAACATCCTCGCCAACACGTCGATCGTCGCTGCGGGCGTCCGTCACTTCCTCGAGCTGATCAGCAAGGCCAAGTGGAAGCTCGAGCTCCCGGACGACGCCCCGGCGGAGCAGGTGAAGCGGACCGAGGAAATCCTGGAGATGGTGTGGGACGCGCTGACCGAGATGGTCACGCCGTGGCACCGGGTGGTGCGCAGGGCGGCGATGTACCGGTTGTACGGCTTCAGCCTGCAGGAGTGGACGGCGATGAAGCGGGAGGACGGGACGATCGTCTACAAGGACGTCGAGTCCCGAGCGCAGAAGACAATCGAGCGTTGGGACACCGACTACCACGGGCACGTCTTCGGCTGCGTCCAGCGTGCGCCGCAGGACAGCGCCGAGATCTACCTGCCGATCAACAAGCTGCTCTACATGGTGGACGACTCGCTGGACGACAGCCCCGAGGGGCTGGGGCTCTTCCGCCACATCACCAAGACCGCCAACGAGCTGACGCGGTACGAGCAGCTGGAGGGGTTCGGCTACGAGGCCGACCTCCGTGGCATCCCGATCGGTCGCGCTCCCTTCGAGATTCTCGACGCGGAGGTGGCGGCGGGGAAGATCAGCGAGGCCGAGAAGAGCGCCAAGCTGGCCGCGATCATCGACTTCATGAACGGGCACATCAAGAACCCCGACCTGGGGCTGCTGCTCGAGAGCATGACGTACGAGACGACGGACGAAGCGGCGACGCCGAGCCAGCAGCGCAAGTGGGACATGGATCTGCTCAAGGGCGGAGCGACCTCCCACGGCAACATGGACAACGCCATCCGTCGCAAGAACCGCGAGATTGCCCGCGTGCTGGGCGTTGAGCACCTGCTGCTGGGCGAGGGCCAGCGAGGCTCCGCCTCCTTGAGCAAGGACAAGAACCGGCAGTTCGCCATGATGGTGGACGGAACGCTGCAGGAGCTCGTGGAGACGGTCGAGCGCGACCTCATCCATCCCCTTTACGTCATGAACGGCTGGGACGAGACCTACAAGATCACGGCGAAGACCGAGGCGATCCAGCACCGCGAGGTGGAGGAGGTGACCGGGGCGCTCGCCGACATGGCGCAGGCCGGGGCGATCCTCGACCCTGAGGATCCCGTCATCAGCGAGGTGCGCGACCTGCTCGGCCTGAGCAAGCCGCTGGTCATCACGGGCGCAATCGACGCAGCCCTAGACCGCGTAGACCCGGACGAGGACGAGCTGCCGGAAGCCCAGGGCGACGGACCGGCCGGGACCAGCAAGCCGAAGGACACGCCCGAGGGCACAGGTGACGAGGAGGAGACCGAATGACCCTTCAGCTGATCGCAGGGAGCAACTCCTACGTCCTGTTGGCCGAGGCCGACGCCTACCTTGAGGGCAGCATCCAGTACGCCACCGCGTGGGCTGGCTACACGGACGCGGCCAAGGAGCTGGCCCTCGTGAGCTCGGCTCGCTCGCTCGAGCGCGAGAGCTGGGAGGGCGACGAGAGCGGGGTGACGCAGGTCACGGCTGCCGTCCTCGCCGCAGCGGGCACAGGCTACGCGGAAGGCGACACGCTCGTCGTGGCCGGGGGCGTGTTCGGAGTCGCCGCGCTGCTCGAGGTCTTGACCGTTGACGGGGGCGGGGAGGTCTTGACCTTCAAGATCCTCCACACGGGCTTCTACACGACCGAGCCCGCCAGCCCCGTGGCCACCACGAGCTCCGGAGCGGGCATCAACTGCACGCTGACGCTCACCTTCTCGGCGCAGCTCATGGACTGGCCGAGGACGATCACCTCCTGCCCCGACCTCGTGGTGCCGGACACCACGATCCCCGACGACATCAAGGCAGCGCAGTGCGAGCTCGCAGCCTACTTCGCCGCCAACCCGACGGCCGAAGTGGGGTCCGGGGCGGACATCACCGGCACCAACATCAAGAAGGTCGAAGCGGGCTCCGCCAAGGTCACCTACTTCAGCCCGCAGAGCGGGAGCCCCTACCCGCTGACGACCTGGCAGCTGCTGTCGAAGTACCGGCTCGGAGCCTGCACGACCAGCGCGGGCATGACGGCCTTCGGCACTGGCGACAGCTCCGCCTTCACCGACGTCTGCGACAACTACGGCCTGACCAGGGGGTACGCCTGATGGGGAACAAGCTCTTCGGCGTTGACATCGCCGGGATCATCCACGGCGCGATGAGCTCCGGGCTCTTGCCGGCGACCCTCACCCACCGCACCCCCGGCGTGCGTGGGGCCGACAGCACGGCAGGCACACAGCCGAACGAGACCACGCACACGTGCCGTGGCTTCATCGACGACTACAAGAAGGGCGAGGTTGACGGCACGCTCGTGCTGGTCGGCGACAAGAAGATCCTCCTCATCGGCGACAGCATCTCCCCGGCCGTGGTCCCCGAGCCCGGTGACGCGATCACAATCGAGGGCGAGGACTACCGCATCACGAACCCCGTTGAGCGCGACCCTGCCGCAGCGACCTACGTGTGCCAGGGGCGGAGGCCCTCGTAGGTGGCCGACACCTCGACCATCACCGTCGAACAGATGAACCGCGCCACGCGAATCGTGGAGCGGCGCATGGCCCCGACGTACCTGGGTGCGATGCAGGCAGTGCGGGCGACGCTCACGCTGAAGGAGATCACCTCACTCCTCGAGGCAGGCAACCTCCAGGGCGCAACCCGCTCCGCAGGCGTTGCCATGTCCAACTGGTTCAACGCCAACTGGATGCCCGCCTACAACACGTCGGCCTCGCAGGCTGCCCTGTTCCTCCAGCGCGGCATGGGCATTCCCATGTCCTTCGACGTCACCAACTGGTCCGCCGTCAACAACATCCAGCAGACCCGGCTCCAGCTCGTCACCGGATTCACGCGCGAGCAGACGCGCTCGAGCATGGCCGCGATCCAGGAGGCGTTCGACACTGGCCTCAACCCCAGGGCGACGGCGCGTGCCTTCCGTGGGAGCATCGGTCTCACCGAACGCCAGACGAGGGCCGTGGCCAACTACCGTCGCCTACTCGAGGAAGGCAACAGCGACTCGCTCAGCAGGGCCTTGCGCGACAAGCGGTTCGACCGGACGGTGCGACGCGCACTCCAGTCGAAGAGCCCGCTGCCGAAGGAGCACATCGACCGGATGGTCGGTCGCTACAACGAGCGGATGCTGAAATACCGGAGCGAGGTCATCGCTCGCACCGAGTCGCTTCGGTCCGTCAACGGCGGCCAGAAGGACATGTTCGATCAGGCGATCTCAGAGGGATCCCTGCAGAACGACCAGCTGGAGCGGACGTGGAACACCGCCAACGATGAACGAGTTCGGGATAGCCACTCGATCATGCACAGCCAGACGGTGAAGGGCACCGGCGAGCCGTTCGTCTCGGGGCTGGGCAACATGCTCGACTATCCTTGCGACCCGAAGGCCCCGGCTGAGGATTCCGTCCAGTGCCGATGCGCCGTTTCCACCACCCTGACCAAGATTGTTGTCCCGGCCTGATCGCCCCTCCATCATTCTCACCTGAACCGCGAGGTAGGGATGCCTGACGCAAACACAATCGCGAAGCGCACTGAAGTAGTGAAGGTGGACGAGACCCTCGGTCTCGTCTTCGGCTTCGCCATCGTCTGCAAGCAGGACGGCGAGGAGTACTACGACCTCCAGGATGACCACATCCCCGAGGACGCGATGCTCAAGGCAGCTGCCGACTTCATGGAGAACAGCCGTGTAGCCGACGACATGCACGACCAG